AATATTAATTATACTAAAATAATATAGGCAATATATATATTATGACACGTACCTTAAAAATTAAAAAAAGAAGAGTTAAAAAACGTGGTGGCGCAGAAAAAGTAAGAAATGAAAATCAAGTAGAAATAACTGAAGGAAAAGAAATTACTATGGAGGATAATAAGGAAAAAGTTCCAGAAAAAGAAAAGGGTGTAGTAAAAAGTAAAAATAGTATTTTTACAACAACACGTATATCTATGGCAGGAAACACCGACCCTGAATACAATGAAATAGGTATAATTCATACATCTGAACCAGGTTCTGTTAACATAGCTAGAGAATTTATGACCGATGTAGCTAATGTATTTGGTAGAAAAGGATTTGATAGAACAATATATGATCAAATACGTAAAAAAGCATTCGAAAATTTAGAAAAATTATTGCAAGAAAATCAAAAAATATGCAATTTAAAAATAGATGTTGAAAATGTGAAAGCTAATTCGCTTTTTTTTATACATTTGCACGGCATGTTATTAGAAAAGTAAAATATAAATAATTGTATTTTTATTATAATATTAATATATAATATATATGAAGTCTTCTGTATTAAAATTTATGAAAGGATTGTTAACGTTTCCAAAAACTCCGGTGGAATTTGCAAGAATTACTGTAATTTTATTAGTAGTATTTAGCGTTCTATCTTATCTTGGTGTTGTAGCATTACCTGTTGTAGTTGAGGGTTTAGAAGTCAATGAGAAAAAGCAAGAAACTGAGGAGACGAAACAGGATGCGAAGAAAACAAGCAAGAAAACAAAGAAGAAAAAAGATGTTTGACGAGCTGCACCAAGAAATGGACCATACACATCAACATACCATGACCTAAAAAAACCAATAATACAAGTTATTTTTTATTATATTAAAAACTTATTTTTATAAATAACATGCGTAAATTTATATAACAAAATTGCATATGTTATTTATATGGTTAAATTTATAGATTGTTTTATTTTTAATGATGAACTGGATTTGTTAGAATTTAGACTTGAAGAACACGACTCATTCGTAGATTTGTTTATATTAGTGGAAAGTAAAAAAACATTTAGCGGAAAACCAAAACCACTATATGCGACCGAAAATATAGAAAGATTTTCGAGATGGGGCAACAAATTAATAATTGTTATTGTCGATGATATTGATATACAGAAAAAACATGGATTTGGATTAGAAGGGTATAGTAGACACGCAGGTATTGTTAAAATAAAGCAACTTTATGATAAAAAAATAATAGAATCTCAAGATATTCTATCAGTTGTAAGTGATGTTGATGAAATATACGATGAAGACGAAATAATAAAATTAAAAAATGATGGCAAGGATACATTAACTCATCCGATAAGACCTTTATTACGATTTCATTATTATAGCTTAAAAGTTGGTAGGCCTGGTAATATGCATTGGTGTCCACAAAAACGTCTTAAAATAATTCGTGCAGGTGATTTAAAAGAATTTTCTATTGAGGAAATAGAGCATAGAACAGGACCTATTCATGATAAGGAAAAAATGGGATGGCACCTTTCTTATTTTGGTGGGGTTGAGATGGTTAGAAAAAAATTAAGTGAATTTTCTCATTCTAGTATGAAAAATGTTCGTGAATGTATTGATAATCCTGAATTGATACGCCAAAGAATAGAAAATAGTGAAGATATTTTAGGAAGGAGCTGGGAAAAATTAGTTGTTATGGAACCAGAAAAATTTCCCAAGAGAACAGATTTATTAATTCTTTATTGTTTGGATGCAATTTATACATATTAATTCTTTAGTATAAATATAAATATTATAGTATTTGTATTTATAAATGCCTGTTTCTTGTTGTTTGTTAGGATATGGAAGGATAGGAAAAATACATTTTAAAAATATAATGACCGGTTCAAGATTTAATAAATGGAAATTGTCTTATATTGTTGAAAGAGAAAGTGAAATAGAAAATATAAATAATGAATTAAAAGATAATTTTTATGCTAATAGTGTTAAGACTACAACCGATTTAAAGTTAATGTTAAGTGATAGTGAAATAGAATGTGTAATTATATGTACACCTACTTATATGCATTTTTCTAATATAATGGACTGTTTAAAAAATGGAAAGCATGTATTTTGTGAAAAACCTATTGATGAAAATATAGGAAACATAAGAACTTGTTATGATCTCGCTGAAAGTAAAAATTTAAATTTGTTTTGTGCTTTTAATCGTAGGTTTGATAATGAAATTTCTAAATTAAAAACAAATATTCATACTATTGGTAATATACATCAAGTAATAAGTATTACTAGAGATTATCCATATCCACATGCTAATTTTTTAAAAACAAGTTCGGGTCTCTTTAATGACTGTGCTATTCATGATATAGATTTTTTAAACTGGATATTAGATGATAAACCTATATCTGTTTATGCGTCAGGAAAAATTTCAAGGCCCGAAGAAATTAGTACTAATAAAATGGATGATTCATCTATTATCATGGAATATAAAGATGGAAAACGCGTTTATATTTATTGTTCTAGAATTTCTAAGAGTTATGATCAAAGAGTTGAAATATTTGGAGATAGAGGAAATTTAAATGTTAATAATCCATATGGCTCATACGAATCATTTATAAAATATGATAGAAGTATTTCATTTATTAATAGATATGAACAATCTTATATAAATGAATTAAATTATTTTTATAATGTTATGATTGGAAAAGAATCATCATTTATATCTAAAGAAGATTGTATAAATAATTTAATTATAGTAAAGGCGTGTGAAAAATCATTTGAAACTAAAAAAAAGGTACTAATTGAATACAATTATAAGGTAAGAGATTACACAAATGCTTCTGTTTCTGTTAAAAATAACTATCTAAGTGCCAGAAAATATCAGACACTTGATTATGTTAAACGAATGCATAAAAAATATTTAAAATTTGATTTATCTTTATCTATGGAAGAAATATTTGAAAAGCTAAGTTCGTTTATAGATGTTAGTGATCCTGACATAGATTTGCCTAATATGGTACATTTATATGAAAGTGCTGAAGCATGTAGAAAAGATGGACAACCAGAGTGGTTTCAATTTATAACTTTGATACACGATATTGGAAAAATTATGTATATTAAAGGAAATGACGAAGATGGTACATCTATCAACCAGCAATGGGGTATAGTAGGAGATACTTTTTTAGTAGGGTGTAAAATACCAGAAAGTATTATATTATCAGAATACAATAAAGAAAACCCTGATATGAAAAATTCATTATATAATACCGAATTAGGTATATATAAAGAAAATTGTGGTTTAGAAAATACGTTATGTAGCTGGGGACACGATGAATATTTATATCAGATTCTTTTACATAATAACATTGAACTTCCGCCAGAGGCGCTTTATATAATTAGATATCATTCTTTGTATCTTTATCATGAACAAGACGAATATCAACATTTAATGAATGAAAAAGATAATAAATATAAAGATTTTCTAAAAATATTTAATAAATATGACCTTTATAGTAAACCAGACAGTAAAAATAGTATAAGCGATGATATTAAAAACTATTATAAAAATTTAGTAAAAAAATTTATTCCTAACAATAAACTCATCATTTGATATACATTATAAAATTGATATTATTATATTATCAAATAATAATATCAAAAATAAATATGAACTTACCTATTCACCCAACCGCAAATCTTATTAAGCAATTAAATTTTTCTGGTAGAAGAATAACATTTAAAGAGGTTGATAAGCAAGATAGATTACATACTTGTTCTGGGTATCATAATGAAAAATGGATTGAAAACTACGACCATTATGGATTACCTTATTTTATGCAGTATTCATTTAAGGTTTATAAAAACGAATTTAACTTTGAAACAAATAAAAAAGAACATATATTTATTTTAAAATGTTCACCTTGTAGAAAATATCTATTTCCAAATAACGAAAAAATAAAATTAAATAAATTTAATAAAAATATTAAAATATTTCATTTTAATAAAATCCACGATAATAGTTGTGTATTAAATTATGATGATGTTTTTGAAATGTTTTGTAATAAATATTAGATAATAGAAAAAAATATTCAAATATATATATATGTATAATGAAATAGATAATTTAAACGAATTAGGGTGGCTTTTTATTTACATCTTTTCTTTTGGTATTAGCGATTTACTAGTTAAAAAATATATTAAAACTGACTCGATGTATATAATTTTTTATTTATTTTTGGGTTGTATTGGATTTTACATAATCAGTAAAACTGGTGCATTTTAATTTTGCAAAGGGTTAAGAAAATATCCACAATAAAACTAATGATAAAATTGCTATACATAATAAAGATGCAAATATATCAAATACAGGTACTGGTTCTTTATGTATAGGTTCTACCACAACAGGTGGTTCTAATATATTTTTTATTTTTTCATATTTTTCTTTTTCCTTAGGTAAACTACAGTTTTTTATATCTTGATACATTTCTTTTAATTTAATAGGATTGTCAGGAATGCTATCTTCGTCCATATGCTGACAACATACTTTAGTAGACTGACATGAGTGTAATGTATAACCTCTACCTATAATAGGAACTATATTTTGCACATTTTGTTCCATATAAGGATATTCATAAGGACAACGAACTTCATTAGGCATCTCATTTTTTTTTTTACAAAATCCACTATACGAATGTTTCATTTCTGTCGGCATCACTATACACCCAGCTTGTACAGGATGAGGACCCGCCGTAAAAATCAATGACAAAAATGCTATCTTTTGATATACCATTATTTTCTTTACAATTTAAAATACTTAAATAATAAGTTCAATTTTTTATAAATAATAGAATATGCCTTATTATAGAAAAGAGAACATATTATTCATACACATTCCCAAAACAGGTGGTTCTGTAATAGAAAAAGAAATGGAAAAGGTGGCTTCTGAAGTAGAATTTAAAATTAAAGGCAAACCAACTATATATTCTGGTAAAAGACACAATTTATTAAATCATCCATACAATATGGTAGCTCCTCAGCATCAGTTTTGTTCAACATTTTATCTATATAAAAATAAATTAAATATAAATTTTGATGGGTTAAAAATATTTTCTATCGTACGAAATCCTTATGATAGAATTATAAGTGATTTATTTTGGTGTAAATTAATTAAAAAAAACTTTACAAGTCAACGTGTATATAACGTTATAAAAAATGAATATTTAAATAGAACTGATTTAGATAATCACAATGTACCACAATATAAGTTTCTAACCGATAAAAATGGTAAAATCATACAAGGTATAAAAATATTTAAATGTGAAACATTAAATGAAAGAAATGACGATTTAAATGAATTTTTGGAGGTAAAAATCAATATTATTAAGCACGATGTAAATAAAGATTATTCAAAATATTTGAACCAAGATTCAATAAATATAATCAATGAATGTTATAAAAATGATTTTAAATTGTTTAATTATGAATTTAAATGAAAAATGAATACGTAGAATAAATATAAAAAAATAAGTTTTATTTTATTATATATATGAAAAATAAAAAATTAGTTTTTGATTTAGATTATACATTATATTCACCGGTTTTATACCCTGAAGAAAATTATGTTGGCAATCCTTCAAAATTCTATGTAGATTTAAAAAGTGATATAAAATTAAGTCAGTTATTAAAAAAATCAGAAAATTATATATTTACAAATGCCAATGAAGAACATATGGACTTGTGTCTTAGAAAAATGAGAATTAAAACTATGTTTAAAAATACAGCTTTCAATGATTTATATAAAGGAAGTTATAAACCAAATAAAGATGTATATGAATTAGTTATTAAAAGATTTAAATTTAATGAAGATGATACAATTTATTTTTTTGAAGATTTAAAAGAAAATCTTAAAACCGCAAAAAATTTTAATTGGAATACCGTATATTTAGACCATAACGATACTATGAAAAAAAAACCCCAATATATTGATTATAAATTTACTAATATTTATGATGCGGTTGAATTTATTCAAAAACTTTAACTTAGGCTAATTTTAAAGTACTGTTAAATATTTTTTCAGTTAGTTCAAAAGAAATATGAGTACGTCCGTCTCGCAAATAAGATTCATCTAATCTATCTAATTCTCTTTTGCTTTTGTTGCTGCACAATAAAACAATAATATATGGATATAATCCCATGTCTATTTTATCAAAAAAATTATTCCATGTTGATTTATCATAGATTTGTGTAGGAACCTTTTTATGTTTCGTTATAGATTGTTCATGAATATTTTTAATGTAAATATCAATCTCGTCCAACAATACAATAAGTGGTTTATTTGCGGTTGGACTAACTTTAGAATAAAGATTTGCAAATAAATCCCCTGGTTCCGTAGGATTATAATTATCACATATTGAACAACCTAATTGTTTAGCTATTAAGTATGCCAACATTGTTTTACCTGTACCGGTTTTTCCATATATATAACTCGTTAAAAAATTTTGTTTTTCATACGTTTTAATAATATCATCTGCTACTGCTTTTTGAGATTTAGAATAATTTTTATCTATATCTATCTCACGCATGGTATAAAAAAGATATGAATACTCTCCTCCTCTATTATAATACGAAATACGTGGTTTTTCTTCTACTTCTTGTTTATTTTTTTCTTTTATAGATAATACTTCTTTTCTAGGATTTGAAATTAATACTTTTTTTACAGATTCGTGGCAAATTAGAATTACAGTGTTATCGTATAGATTAGAAGATATCCAACATATATATTTAGGGAATATTCTTTTATTAATAATTAGACCAGTTGGATCTCCTAATTCACTATAACTACTGCAGAGGTCTTTTTTTATATTGTTATTAATATAATTACACAATTCTTCTGAGGTAAAACGATATAATCTTATTTTAAATATGACTGAAAGTATAAACATTATATAAGGACCTATAGTATAAAAATAATTTTGCGACATAGATATAGCCATCATAACTAAAACTAAAATATTATTATCCATTATATTTATTATAATAATATTTTTAAATGACTTCATTATCAAATACATATTTTCCCCAACTCATACCCCTACCTTGACAAAAATCTTCATGTCCGATTTCTACGATTTCATTATTTTCTATCGCATCTCTCCATACTTTTGTAGGATAATGATTCCATCCTTTCGCAAGTTTCTCAGAATAACATGTATCATCAAATAAAACTATTGTATTTTCATGTGCTAGTTTTTTACAATTTTCAAGGTCTTGTTTTGGAATAGGTTCCCAGTGAGCACCATCTATAAAAATTAAATCAAATTTTATATTGGTATGTTTCTTAGAAAATGCTGGAACTATGTGTTGACTTTCTCCTAATGTAATCTTTAACCTGTCTGGGTAATTATAATCTAAATATCGTTTACCGTGTCTTAAATTATCTCTTAAAATAGAAAAACTATGCACCTTATTTTCAGGCTTTGCTTTTAAAAAAACTTCTGCAGAATGTCCACAATTAAACCCTATTTCCATAATGTTTATTATTCCTGGTTGAGATGCGTATTTTTCTAATATTTTTACCTGTTGTGGAACTTGTTGACAAAATCCTTCAACCGCATTTATATTATATACTGACAAAAATTCCGTTAATGTACCCCATTCAAAAGTTGCATCTTTTGGTAAGTAGATCATTCTTTTTTTTTCTTTGTTTTCCTCGTTTTCCATATACTATTAATTAATTTTATATTTTTAATATTAATTTAACTATTATAATTTAATAGTCTTTCTTTATTTTCAGGTATATTATATCTGTACATTTCCTTATCACTCTTTACATATTTGTCATAATCATATACTACAAATTTAATATCTCTTATATAGAAAGTATTTATTTTCTTGAAAAGTGATTTTGTCCACCAATTAAATGTACTATTTAACGTTATAAAATAATAAGAAGGTACATATACATTTTTTATCGTATCACTTATTTGAATAATAAATGGACAAAGAGATGATTGACATGGTACGTAATGTTTTGCACCAATCAAATAATCAAAATCTTTTTTAAAGTTGTATCCATTTTCTCTATTTCTTTTATCTTCTACAAAGGTAATTACATTTTCATAGCTTTCTTTTAAAACATTATAGATTGGATTTAATGGTTCTCGTTCTGTTATAACATAAATTTTATCCCATTTATTTGATTCTATTACTTTTTTATAAAACTCTAAAGGAGGTTGAATCATTTCAGTATTACCACCAACCATAATATCTCCACTACGTAAATGAATAACCAAATCATTATCCCCTATAAGTTGAGGATTTATATTCATAATTGGTTTAATATATTGTTTTATTGTATCGATTCTTTCTTCAAACGATAAAGGTACCATCTTATAGAATTTATCTACCGTAAATTCTCTAGTTATATTATCTGAATTAGATTCTTTAGAAATAAATATTTCTAATTTATTAAAAAAATCACTTATAAGTTTCTTATTTATAGAAGGATTAGGAGACCAGTGTATTTTTGAGAAATCTATTTTTTCATACCCATTTTTTTTTGCATAAGTAATTGCATATAATAAACATATTATGAAATTCCCAGTTCTTCCACAACCTTTAATTAGTTTTAATTCTTTCATTTATATATTATTATTTTTATATAATGGAGATTCTAAACGACAATCCAGTAGATGAACTTACGGAACAAGCAATTCAACAAGAACAAAATGATATATTAAAAATATTCTCGAGAGATTTAACAAATAATAACACAAAAGAAAATCATAGAAGAAACATACTTAATGAAAAAAATAAAAAAAGTAAAACGGTTGATACATTTTTATTTAGAAATGTACCTAAACCTCCACAACAAAATAACCCAATTCCAAGAAGTATCAATATTTCTACCCCCAATAATAATACTCCTCCAAAACCACCGACCGCTCCAAGAAATATGATTATTCAACCTAAGAATAATTTAAAATCACTGAAAGAACCTGAAATTAAAAAACCAGTGGGAAAAAAAGAAATTGTATTTGTTTTAAGAGGTCATATCAGAGATGCATTCGATAAGGGTTCACATTTAGAAGATTATGTTAAATTACTCAGTGAAACTTATGATATTACTATTTATGTTCATACCTGGACCAATAAAGAATGTAAAAAAACATGGAGACATGAAGCTTCAATGTATAGTTGGAAAAAAAACCAAGATGAACTTGTAGTAAATGAAGAAATCATAAGAAACTATTTGAAAAGTGTTTCTCATTTAATAAAAAAAATTACTTTGGAGGATGAAGAATTGGTCAAATTAAATGGTAGAACAGAAGGACAACTAACTGATATATGCACCATGCCTACTAAAAGCTGGAAATATTTTATTCACAATTTATACACAAGTTTAACTAAAATTAATAAAGAAGATAGACATAAAACCATTTTTTCCATGAGGTTTGATATGATACAAACAAGGCTTTTTAGTACTTGGCATGGATTTAATCATGATGATATGCTTCAATCTTATTTTAAAATATGTCGTAGTTATTTAGACAGAAATAATCTAAAGTATAAATGGTGCAAAATGCAATCTATCGGTGGAAGTAGTTCAGGTTATGATAACGCAATTCTCGGTGATTTTAACTATCTAGAAAAAATATTTCATTTACTTGAAATGAAACTAGACACGGTTCTTGTAAAATGCGCTGAACAATGTGACAGTAGAAATCAAGAAATTTTTGTAGAGAGATTACGAGATAAACTAATTCATAATATTAATCATTTTGATTTTATTTTTAAGGGAACATAAAAAATAATAATATAATTTAATATTTTATAAATATTAAATTATTTAACATAATTTAATTCCAAATATTATATCGTTTTTAGTATGTTGTGGGTACTCCTCTATAATTTTATATATTTCATTAGTAATATTTTCCTCAGCCGTAAATCCTGTGATTTTATTTATATGATTCATCCATTGCCTTGTTATAGTTAAATTAAGATATTCTAAATGTTCTTTTTGTAACCATTCTCTGTATAAAGGAATCCATTCTTTTTCAATATCAATAAAAGGTACTAATTGTGTTAAACAATCAAGTTCAAATTGTCTCAATAAATTCGTCATTTTTAAATATAACAAAAAAAGTATTTTACATTAATTCAATTTTTTAATAATTATTCAACTACGTAAAAATTGCAATCATAATCAAATAAAACTTTTTTTATATATATTCCTGGTAATACTTTCCATTCTTGTGGTCCAATCATAGAAAGAAATCTCTCGCCGTCTTTCTCGTATATATAATAATGGTTTCCTGGAACCTTTTTAAAGGTACATTTGACCTTCTGAAAATCCAAATTCATTTCATGGTTTTCAATTATATTATAAGCTTCGTTTTTTAGCATTAGCATTTGTTTTGATATAAGTTCTAATCTTGCATAAGTGGCATAATTTGACTTAATGGATTCTATTGCTTTTTTTTGATTTGAATCGATTTCAAGCATTTCAAATAAGTTTGTAATGGTTTCCTTGTTTAGATTAGATAATGACATATTTATATGTATAATTAAAATATATTATTTTTAAATGATTCATTATCAAATTGCATGTAATTAAAAATAGTACTATGATTGCTATCTATTTTTTCTATATATTTTTTGTATTCTTCAAGCGTTGGAATCTTTCCTAGAATTGCAGTAATTGCCGATAATTCTGCAGAAGCTAAATAAACATCCGCTCCTTTTCCTAATCTATTTGGAAAATTTCGTGTGGAAGTAGATAATACTCTTGCATTATCTTTTACTCTTGCTTGATTACCCATACACAAAGAACACCCTGGCATTTCTATATTTGCACATACTTTTTCATATACGGAATAATATCCTTCCTCTTTTAATATTTTCTCATCCATTTTTGTAGGAGGAGCTACCCATAGTTTCGTTGATAACGGTTCTTTTACATCTTTTAATAACTCTCCTGTTGCACGAAAATGCCCTATATTTGTCATACAACTACCTATAAATACTTCGTCTATCTTCTCTCCACATACTTCACTTAGTGGTAAAACATTATCAGGATCATTCGGTATACACAGTAAAGGTTCTTTTATTTCATTCATATTTATAGTTATAATTTCTTTGTATTCTGCGTTTTCATCTGCTTTTAATAATACGGGATTTTTCAACCAATTCTCCATTTTAGATATTCTTCGTTGTATAGATTCTTTATCATTATAACCGGTTTCTATCATCCACTTTAATAACGCTATGTTAGAATTTAAATAATCTATTATAGGCTCTTTATTCAACTCTATTGTACAACCTGCGCTAGAACGCTCTGCGCTAGCATCTGATAATTCAAATGCTTGTTCACAAGTTAAATTGGATAATCCTTCAATTTCTAATATTCGACCGCTAAAAATATTCTTTTTATTTTTTTTTTCAATTGTTAGCAATCCTTGTTTTTTTGCATAATAAGGTATGGCATGAACTAAATCTCTTAATGTAATACCTGGTTGAATCTCTCCAGTAAATCTTACTAAAACTGATTCTGGCATTTCTAAAGGCATTACTCCTGTAGCTGCTGCAAAAGCTACTAAACCACTTCCAGCAGGAAATGATATACCTATTGGAAACCTAGTATGTGAATCACCTCCAGTTCCTAATGTATCAGGCAACAACATTCTATTTAACCAACTATGTATAATACCATCACCTGGCTTTAAAGATATTCCTCCACGATTACTAATAAAATCTGGTAATGTATTATGTGTTATTAGATCTACTGGTTTTGGATAGGCTGCTGTATGACAGAAAGATTGCATTACTAAATCTGCTGAAAATCCTAAACATGCTAGGTCTTTTAATTCATCTCTAGTCATCGGTCCAGTAGTATCCTGTGAACCTACACTTGTTACGGTTGGTTCACAATAATCTCCAGGTAATACGCCTTTTTTATTACAGGCCTTTCCTACTATTTTTTGAGCTAATGTATAATTTTTTTTATTTTTATTTGATATCTTTCTTTCTATAAATACTTGTGGATAACTTAATTTTAAGCTATCTTGAGCTTTTTTTGTTAAAGATTTTCCTATAATTAAATTAATTCTTCCACCTGCCCTTACGCTATCCAATAACGTTTCATTATTATAATCCCATTTGTTTATTATTTTATTGCTATTATGTTGTTTTGTACACTTTTCATAAGGATAAATGTCTATTATTTGTCCAGTTTCCAAAGAATCTACATTCATTTCAATTGGCAATGCACCGCTATCTTCCATAGTATTGAAAAATATAGGTGCTATTTTAGTTCCAAAGCAATATCCACCCGTTTTTTTGTTAGGAACATATGGTATATCTTCTCCAAAATGCCATAATATACTATTTGTTGCACTTTTTCTACTTGAGCCTGTTCCTACCACATCTCCTACATAGGCAACTGGATATCCTGAGCTTTTTAACTTATTTATTTGATTTAATGGACCTATTTTATAATCAACATCTGGAACTATACCAGTTCTTGGAAATTTCAACATACACAAAGAATGCAATGGTATATCTGGACGTGTCCATGCATTTTCAGCAGGTGATAAATCATCTGTATTTGTTTCCCCAGAAACTTTAAATACTGATAAACTTATTTTTTCTTTTAACGGGTCTTTATCTAAAAACCATTCAGAGTTTGCCCAGGACTCTAATAATGCAAAAGCATTTATGTTTCCATTTAAATACTTTTTCTCTATTTCATGAAAATGATCAAATACAAGTATTGTATTTGTCAATGATTTATATGAATAATATTGAACTTCTATATCATCTAATAAATTCGTTAAAATATCTACATTATAGCCTCCTTGCATAGTTCCTAATAATTTAACCGCTTTAGGTTTTGATATAATATCGCAAGTTATCTGTCCAATACATATTTTATTTAAAAAATTTGCTTTTACATAACTGGTTTCATCTACACCTGGAATAATTCTATTTTCAAATTGATTTAATAAAAAATTTATATCTTGTTTTTTGTATCTATTTGTCTCTAATATATGACATAAATTATTTACTTCATCTAAAGACAAAGGTAATGGAGGAATATTTATTTTACTTCGTTTATTTACATTTGATTTAATTGCGTTTTTAAAATGCCTTATTCCTTTCATAATAATTAATGTTAAATTTTCTTTAGATAATTTACTAATATACTCTTTTAGCTAAAGGTATAGGTTCTACTTCATCATCTAGTGTTTTATCTATAACATTTCTAGTAGAAAGTTCTACTTTATTATCTTTAATATGAGAAATAGTATGGATTAACCATTTTTCATCATCTCTTTCTGGATAGTCTTCATGGGAATGAGCTCCACGGCTTTCTTTTCTAAAATTAGCACTGTGCATCGTTACCAAGGAATTATCTAGTAAATTTTTTAACTCTAAAAGTTCAATATATTCGGTATTAAATATTTTTGATTTATCCTTAACATAAACATTATTAAACTGTTTATAAATATCATCTAATTTATCACAACCTTCTTTTAACAGTTTATCATTCCTAAAAACTCCAGCATGTTTTTGCATTACTTTTTGTAATTCCAATCTAAGTTCTCCAACATTTTTAGTACCGGTTCTATTCAATAAATTTTCATAATGTTCGATTATCTTATTCACAGTATTATCGTCACATTTTTCAATAGATTCACCGGGTTTATTTATATCATGAATATTCTCAGAACAAGCCTTTCCAAATACAACTATATCTAATAAAGAATTTGCTCCTAATCTATTAGCTCCATGTACCGAAGAACATGCAGCCTCTCCAGCAGCCCATAATCCTGATACTATATTATTTTCATCTGTTTCGTCTGGAGATATAACCTGACCTTTCCAATTTGTAGGTATTCCTCCCATATTATAATGTACCGTTGGTATTACAGGCACCGGTTCAACCGTTACATCCACACCGGCAAAAATTTTTGCGGTTTCCGATATTCCTGGTAATCTTTCTTCAAGCAAATCATTTGGTAAGTGGCTTAATTGCAATAAAATATGGTCTTTATCATCTCCAACACCTCTTCCCTCATTTATTTCCATCGTCATTGATCTAGATACAACATCTCTACTAGCTAAATCCTTTGCACTAGGAGCATATCTCTCCATAAATCTTTCTCCTTCTGAATTAATTAAGTATCCTCCTTCTCCTCTACAACCTTCTGTTAGTAGTACTCCTGCCCCATAAACTCCGGTTGGATGAAATTGAATAAACTCTGGGTCTTGTAGTGGGATACCACTTCTAAGACACATTGCATTTCCATCTCCTGTACATGTATGTGCACTAGTTGCTGAAAAATAACATCTTCCATATCCACCTGTAGCTAAAACTGTATTTTTTGCGTTAAATTTATGATAACTTCCGTCCTCCATATTATAAACTAATGCACCGATACAGTCATTATTTTTATTTTTTAATAACTCTAACGCAAAATATTCAATAAAAAAATTTGCATCATATTTTAAAGAATTACCATATAAAGTATGCAACATCGCATGTCCTGTTCTATCTGCAGCACATGCTGTACGATAAGCTTGTCCCCCTTTTCCATAATCTAAACTTTGACCACCAAATGCTCTCTGATATATTTTTCCTTCCTTTGTCCTTGAAAAAGGTAATCCATAACTTTCTAATTCTAATACTACTTTAGGGGCCTCTTTACACATATATTGTATGGCGTCTTGGTCACCTAACCAATCACTTCCTTTAACTGTATCATAAAAATGCCATTTCCAATCATCATCCGTAATATTACCTAATGCTGCATTTATACCCCCTTGTGCTGCTACTGTATGAGACCTTGTAGGAAATAGTTTTGATATACATGCTACATTATATCCTTTTTCAGCTAATCCCATAGTGGCTCTTAAACCTGCACCACCAGCACCTATTACAATTGCATCATAATTATGTTCTGTAAATTTTTCAATTGACTTTTTTACTATAGTTCTAAACATATATAACTATAGCAAATAATTTTTATATAGCTTATTTAACTACTATTTTTCTTATCTTACCGTCATTAAAATCTTGTATCAAATCCTTTCTCTTTATACTCATTTTCGGCGTTAAATATTTCTCCCAGTGTTCTTCATGAACCCAATGAGCTTTGTGTATTTTTAAATACTTATTTAAATCTTTATTTATAACTTCTAAAAAATCTTCATTAAATTGTATATTTGTAATTATTCCGTTATGAATATTATCTTTTGTAAATACTACACAGTTGCATTTTACATGTTTTTTTACAATAGATTCCACATACTCTACATTTACAAATTTTCCATTACTTAATTTATAATTATAACTATTCCTTCCAGTATAAAAAAGAAATCCATCTTCTATATACCCCCCATCCCCTGTTTTATACCATGTTCTATCTCCCCTTTTTACTAATACTTTTTTTGTAGCTTCTTCGTTATTCCAATATCCCAACATAACATTCGGTCCAGAAACTTGTATCTCATCCTCTATTATTTCTACTAATACGCTATCTAATATTTTACCAATGGATTTTTCATTTCTTGGATTATCCATATGATTTACACTTACCATAGGAGATAATTCTGTACAACCATATCCTTCACATAATGTATAACCCGCTTTTTTAAAAAATATTTTTGTACTATCTTGTAATTTTGCTCCACCTACATATATAGTTTTTAGATTTTTACCAAACACTCTTTTTAATAAAATAGGTAATAATGTATTTAAAAGCGAAACATCTAAAAATTCCGTTTTAGATTTTATTAGTTCTAATACTCTTGGGACTAAATACAAAACATCTGGTTTAATTTCTTTTAATTCTTTTAAAAATGAAAAACGACTTGTAGATATTGCTATTTTGTTGTTAAACAATACATTATAATATAACTCACAACTCTGGCTATAGACATGTGCCCAGGGCAATATATTTAAACATGTTATTTCTGGCATGGTATTAAATCTAGAACGTGTATCATAAACATTACTTAATATATTTTCATTTGATAACATTACACCCTTAGGTTTTCCTGTTGTTCCTGATGTATATATTAAATTAGATACTTCATTATATTCATGCTGTAATTCTTTTACAGGTTCATAATCTTCTATTTCACTACTTAATTGTTTTATTCCATTGTTATTATTATTATAACTATTTGTTATTAAAACTTTTGCTTCACTATCTTCTAATACGTGTTTACAATAATTTTCACTTTGATCATTATACATAGGAACCCAAATCCCACCTAATGAATTACATGCTATATTCCAAGATAGCCACTCTACACTATTTTCTCCCTTGTACGCTACACGATCACCACGCTGGATGTTCTCTGATTTCAAATAATCTTGACAATAACTTATAGAATTTAATATATAGTTTTTATCCCTCCAAACCCATTTATTATCTATCTTTTTTCCTATTATATTTTTACTTGAATTTAAACGCAGCGCTTGTACTACCGCTGAAGATAAAGATGTTTTCATTGTTATTTACTGTATTTTATTCTTTAATATTCTTTAATATTCTTTAATATTGTTTTCATATTTTCTATTGTTGTCCATATATTTTCAATTGCTATAGTGGAAATAAAAGATGCTCCAAATAAAAAGTATGATGATTTTGCTACACTTTTATTATTTAAAAAAGAAGGGTATCTGTCCCAAATAAAATGTCTTATCCCTCCATAAGTATGATAAGTTAATGGAGCTATAATTGAATAATGAAATACTCTTTTTATATTCATAGACATTTCATCATATTTTTTATATGCCTCTTCTTTTTTATCTAGTACACATATCATTCCTCCAGATACAAATAAACTCGTCATATATAATCCAGTTAATCTAGTAGCAATTGAAGATATTGCTGTTATAGGAAATTTATATATAGTTACGTGTGGTGATAATTTGTTATTCATTATAATAATTTAAATATATAGCTCTAAATATATTAATGAATAATATATTTATACCTGATAAAAGCAAACTAATATTAAAAGGTTTTCATTTATCTTCAAAGTTATTAATACCATTAAGTCTCTCCTCATTTTTTGTATATAATACCGATACCCCTCGTTTTTTTGATTTATTACACATTACAAATATATCTAATTTAGGATTTCATTCCTATGTTTCTACATCATGCATTATAACAGACTATGTTAAACCCATAAATTTATCAAAAAAATGCAGAACTTTAAACTTCACTTTACATGGAATTGCTTTGTACGGATATTTTAAGAATATATATTAAAAAATAAATATTATATTTAATTAAATGAAATCTATACAGAAAACATTAACTACGTTTAAAATATATAGAAATAATAATGGAAAAACAAGATTAGATAAGTTTGTTTTTGAAAAAAACAAAGCAGGACCTATGGTATTAGACGGATTAATTCACATTAAAAATGAATTAGACCAAACATTAGCATTTAGAAGATCGTGCAGAGAAGGTATTTGCGGATCATGTGCCATGAATATAAATGGTAAAAATACACTGGCTTGTTTATGTTCTATGGAAGATAATATCTCTATATATCCACTTCCTCATATGCCAATCATAAAAGATTTAGTACCTGATATGAAAAATTTTTATAAGCAGTATAAAGAAATAAAACCATGGCTACAAACCTCTAATAAATCAAACACCGAACATATACAATCGCCGGAAGAAAGAAAAAAATTAGATGGAATGTATGAATGTATATTATGTGCATGTTGTTCTACATCATGTCCTAGTTATTGGTGGAACTCTGACCAATATTTAGGACCTGCTGTTCTTATGCAAGCCTATAGATGGATTGAAGATTCAAGAGATGATGCCACGATAGAAAGAATGGAATATGTTGATGATGCTATGAAATTGTATCGTTGTAAAAGTATTATGAATTGTAGCAATACCTGTCCAAAAGGATTGAATCCTGGAAAAGCTATTGGAGAGATGAAATTAAAAATTTCAAAAGAATTACATTAAATTCTTATAAAATATATTTAAAAATATAATATTCTATATTTAAGTATATGCTATCTAATAAGATATATAACTCTATTAGGTCTCTTATTCCAAAAATTTCTAATACAGAATTAATAGCATTAAGAAGTGGAAATACATCAATTGACCGACAAATTTTAAATGGTTCAGTATCTATTCCTCATCAGGTAAAGCCAAAAAATAAATTACCTGCTAATATGCTAACCGAACTACTTGATTCCTTTGATGATACATCTTTGTATCCTAACAACAATGATAATTACTGGATTCAATATTTAGCTAAAAATAAGTTTTTTAGTTTTTTAATTGATGAAAAATATGGTGGAATTAAACTTAGTGTTAATGAGATGTCGGACGTGTTAACAAAAATTGCTAGTGTTGATCCCGCATTAGGTGTAGCTACTATGGTGCCTAATTCATTAGGACCTGGTGAACTAATCTCTCATTATGGTACAGAAAAACAAAAAAATTATTATTTACCTGGATTAGCACACGGTAAATATATTCCATGTTTTGGTTTAACTGGTCCAAATAATGGTTCTGACGCAACTGGTAGTATAGACCAAGGTGAAGTTGTTCATATCAACGGGAAAACTATGATAAAAGTAAATGTTAATAAAAGATACATTACATTAGCTCCTGTTGCAAATTTAATGGGTATCGCTTTTGATTTAAAAGACCCTAATAATATTTTAAATAATAATAAAACAGGAATTACATTAGCATTGGTAGAAAGAGGGCATCCTGGATTAATTCAAGAAACATACCATAATCCATTAAATGCGGGATTTCCAAACGGAACCATAAAAGGAGAATTCTATATTGAACCTACACAAGTTATAGGAGGTCCTAATGGTATAGGAAAAGGCTGGGAAATGTTGATGGATTGTTTATCCGCTGGAAGAGGAATTAGTTTGCCCGCAACCGCAAACGCTAGTAGTAAAGTTGCCAGCTTCGGAATTTTACATTATATTAAAACCAGAAAACAATTTAATATACCGTTGGCTAATATGGAAGCTATTCAAGAAAAAGTAAATAAAATGGTTATGGATACATGGATTATTCAATCATCAATTCATTTAACGAACACTATTTTAGATAATGGTGATAGTCCTGCTGTTATTAGTGCAATTATGAAACAGCAAACTACCGAAAGAGGCAGAAATGTATTAAACCATGCAATGGATATACATGCTGGTGGGGCTATTTGCCTAGGGCACAGCAATTTTTTAGAAAAATTTTATCGTGCTGCCCCAATAGGTATTACCGTAGAAGGTTCTAATACCCTTACTAGGTCTCTTATCATTTTTGGTCAAGGACTTAATAAATCGCACCCTTATATACATTCTATATTAGACAGTATATTACAAGATAATAAAGAAGATTTTATGAAACACTTTAAAAATATTGTTATACACTCTATAAAAATGTACTTTAAAAGCTTTTATATTATATCTTCAACAACTAACACCAAACTAGAACAACAAATTATTAATTTTGCTAATATAACTAACTTTGTTGCATTAAAAGGAGGTACACTTAAAAGAGAACAAATGTTATCTGGTACCATGGCTGATATATTCAGTAATCTATATCTAGCTATTTCTGTTAAAAATTATCATACGCAATATAACGCTAGCAAATTACTTACTGATTATATCATAGATAAACTATTAAATGAAAATCAATTACTCATAAATAAAGTAATTGACAATCTTGGATATGAAAAATATTTACTACTTCACCTTAAGAAAAAAGTAGTTTCTGATAATTTTAATCAAGAAAAAATGATTTTTAATGAGATTGTATCTAATCCAAGTATAATAAATGAAATTAAAAAAAATATTTATATAAAAAATAATTCTGTTTTAAATGACTTAGAAAAAAATACCCGATTAAATGAAGGAGGAATACAATTATTTAGTGATGATTTATATAATAGAATTATTAATGTAGGAGAATTTCCAATTGAAACATAAATTTAAACCATATAGACATTAGATATAAATATATAATATATCTAATGTTATTAGTTGCTCCTATAAATAAAATAACTCCTTTAGTTTTAATAAAAAATGGTAGTAAATTAGCATCACCAGACGTATATTTAACTACATCCGTAATTTTAGAAACGGCTTGTACATTTTGTTTACCAAATGTAAATAACAATAAGATGTGGTATATTCCTATTTATACTGGATATGCAATATCTTTTTATTTTTTTCCGAAATGTTTAACTAAATATACATTAAGTACTGCATATACCCTTTGGTCAGGATTTGGCGTATTATTTACTTTTATGTTAGATATTATGTTAAAGAGAGAAGTATTAAAAATTAAAAAATTATTAGGAATATGGGTTGTAATATTAGGTATTTCTCTTGTTAAATAGTATATTAACTTTAGAACCTATAAAATAAAATTATAATACAATATATATATGCGTATTAATACAGGCGGAACAGGTACTAAAAATATAAAGAAAAAATTAATATTAAAGAAAAAAACACTAAAATCTAAAACACCCACACAAAAAACACCTGAAACCTCCAAGCTTCCCAATTCTTTTTTTGGTAGTCCTCGTAAGCGGTCTCCTACTTCTATTAAACTTAGTGAATATATTGAAAAACTAAAAAGAAATGAAGTTTTGCCAAAAAATAAAACTGTAAAACAACTTACTACATTTTGTAAATTAGCAGATAAAAAACTTAACACGATGCCGTTGAATCCTAAAGCAAAAACCTTTACTCCTAAAGCAAAAACTCCTACCCCTAAAGCAAAAACCCCTACCCCTAAAGCAAAAACTCCTACCCCTAAAGCAAAAAC